ACCTAACCTTACGCTTTTTAGTCGTTAGGTTTTTTTATTTATGAAAAGATTTTTAAAATGGTTAGGAATTAAGTTTTGTAGCTGTAAATGCCACGACCTTGGGTACAATAATTGTTCACAATGTATATGAAGATTTGTGAAGAATGCGGACAAGAAATAAAAGGAAAGCCAGTAGTGGAGAATGGAATAGTATTTTACCATTTTAGATGTTATTACGCAGAAGAGATAACAAAGTTTAAAAAGATAGGTAAGGTTGTTGAGATAGAAGACAAAAAAGGTTATAAATAAGAGAGAAAATGGATATTAGTTTAATAAAGCCATACCAAAAGAACGCTAAGAAGCACGACAAGAAGCAGATTAAACAGGTGGCTGATAGCATTAAAGAATTTGGTTTTAACCAGCCTTTGGTAGTTGATAAAGATAATACGGTAATTGTAGGACACGGAAGATTGGAAGCGGCGAAGTTACTCAGACTGACAGATGTTCCCGTAATAACCGTTGACCTTACTGAAGAACAAGCAAAGGCATATAGATTAGCTGACAACAAGCTAAACGAGTCTGAATGGGATATGGGCTTAGCGATAGAGGAACTTAAGGGTTTAAGCGATGAGATGTTTGAGCTTACAGGCTTTGATAAAGACCTACTGATTGAACCCGACGAAAAGGACGACGAGATACCAGAAAACGCACCACCAGTAGCAAAATTAGGCGATATTTGGGCTTTAGGACGGCATAGACTGATGTGTGGGGATAGCACGAGTAAAGAAGCGGTAGAAAGGCTAATGGGGGGGGTATTGGCGGACTTGGTTGTTACAGACCCGCCATATGGGATGAATCTTGAAACTGATTATACTTTAAGAAATTCTACACATAAAAGTTATAATGGGTTAGGCACAAAATATGGAACGAGAGGAAAGTACTCAAAAGTTATAGGCGATGATAAACCCTACAATCCCGAACATATTTTTAGAGATTTTGATTACTGTAAAGAGATATTTTTATGGGGTGCAGATTATTATTCTGAAGTGATACCTAACAGAATGGAAGGAAGCTGGTATAGTTGGGATAAACGAGTGGGGATAGAAGATATAAAGTTTACGGCAAGTGAATTTGAACTTTGTTGGAGTAAAAAGAAACATTTACGAGAAATTTTAAGAGTTAGATGGTTTGGCGCTCACGGAACACAAACGCAAGATGTAAAAAAACGAAGTCACCCAACACAGAAACCTATTGAAGTAAACACATTTTTTATACAGAAGTTCAGTAAAGAAAATGCAATTATTGTTGATTTATTCGGCGGCTCCGGTTCAACCCTTATAGCCTGTGAAAAGACCAACCGTACTTGCTATATGATGGAGTTAGATGAGAAATATGTTTCAGTTATTTTACAAAGGTGGGCTGATTATACTGGGCAAGACCCAATAAGGGAAGATGGTAAAAAGTGGAGTGAACTTGTACCCAAAGTATAGATATGCTATACTTATGGTATGAAAAAAGGAAGTATCAATCCACATTTATATAAAGCACGAGTCGGAAATTGTATTATTTGCGGTAAAGAATACAGGGCTGTTAAAGATTTCAAAGAACGAAAGCAAAAGTATTGTTCAAAGGAATGTTATAGATTAGACTGGAGTAAAAGAATACAATTAAATATAAAAAGAGCTGTTATTGTTGGTGATAAAAATCATTCTTGGAAAGGTGATAAAGTAGGTTACTGGGGTATACACAGATGGATAAAAATACAGAGAGGAACACCGATAATTTGTGAGCATTGCGGAACTGAAACTGCTAGAAAATATGAATGGGCTAATAAAGACCATAAATATAAACGGATTTTGACTGATTATATGCGATTATGCACAAAATGTCATCGGAAGTATGATTATAAATTTAATTAAACGCTGGGAAGATTATGCCGGACAAACAGCTCAAAAGCTTAATTAAACAAGCAAAAGAACAATGGAAGATATACAGAAAAATGAAACAATACTACAAAGCCGACCAGATGAAATACAGCATAAGGTTGTTAAAACAAAAGCTAAGCACCCTGGTGGTAGGCCAACCGTAATGACACCAGAGGTAATCGCTAAACTAGAGCAAGCCTTCGCAATAGACGCAACAGTAGAAGAAGCCCTTAGTTATGCGGAAATCAAGCGAGATGCGTTTTATGACTATCTAAAAAGAAACAAAGAGTTTGGCGATAGAATAGCTGATTTACGAAATAGGCCTATTTTAAAGGCTAGACAGACAATAGTAAAAGGCTTAGATGAGTCTAAAAATGCTCAGTGGTATTTAGAAAGAAAGCGTAAAGTTGAATTTGCTGAACGGCAAGAATTTACTGGTAAAGAAGGTGGAGCAATAGTATTTATGCCTAATGAAGTTGTTAAAAAGTATAAATTAGATGAACCTCCATCCAGCCCAGAGCCAAATAGTCAGTGATACTCATAGATTTAGGGTGATTAATTGTGGAAGAAGATTTGGAAAGACAACACTGGTAGCTTATGAGATGGTGGGAGTGGCTGCCGCATATCCCGATGCCAGAGTCCCTTATTACGCACCAACAAGAGATGACGCTAGGGATATTATGTGGAAGATGATTCAAGAAGCGGCCGGAAATTCTGTAGTTGATAAGAACGAAGGAAGATTAGAGCTAACAATAAGAAATAAATTTGGCGGAACATCTTTATTGCCATTATATGGTTGGGAAGCAGTACAGGAAAGAAAAAAGGGAGTAGGTGTAAAGAATAACCATATATTCCTTGATGAAGTAGCAAAGTATAGGAATTTTTGGGAAGGTTGGCAGGAAGTATTGAGGCCAACACTTACAGATTTAAGGGGCGGTGGGACTTTTATATCAACTCCAAATGGCTTCAACCACTTCTATGACCTTTATAACTTAGAAGCCAAAGATAAGGATTACAAGAGTTTTCACTTTACAAGCTATGATAATCCTCATTTACCTAAAGAAGAGCTTGATAAAGCAAGACTGGAACTCACAGAAGATAGATTTGCACAAGAATATTTAGCAGACTTTAGAAAGACAGAGGGTCTGGTGTATAAAGAATTCTCAAGAGAACTACATTTATTTGATAAAGATGTACAAGGTGAACTATTGGGAGGAGTAGACTTTGGGTTTACTAATCCGGCGGCAGTACTACAGATAGTCAAAGATAAAGATGCTACTTATTGGGTAAAAGATGAGTGGTACAAAACCGGACGAACCGAACCGCAAATAGCCGAGTATGTAGCAAGTTGTAAGTTTAACCGAGTATTCCCCGACCCAGAGAATCCTAGTGCCATAGAAGCCCTGAATCAGAAAGGGATAAGAATTGTTGAAGTAGTGAAGGGTAAAGACAGCATAATGAGCGGGGTAAACAGAGTTAGAGAACTTTTTAAAGCAAACAGACTAAAGATACACAGGAGTTGCATTAACCTTATAAGTGAACTTGAAACTTACAGTTATCCTGAAAAGCAAGGTGGACACAATCCTCAAGAAAATCCGATAAAAGAGAATGACCACGCTTTAGACGCCCTTCGTTATGTAATTATGATGGACAGTATGCAACCAGATACAACAGAAACAGTCCAAGCTCAACAGCAAATGTTTAGAAGAAATATGAGTAGTAGGCAATTAAATTCAAATAAATAGCTGGTGGAGAACAACATAAGCAATGTCAAATTATAACCAAGTTCAGGGTAATTGGATTAAAGCTCAAAGCACCAACTTGGCCGCAAGAGGACAAGTAACGACCTCACAGGCGGTTTTACACAGTATTATTGTAAATTCAAATACTACTGGGTCTTTTAGAGTTGCCACAGGTACTCTGACCTCTTTATCTCAAGTTATGGGGACTTATACGCCAACAACGGCTACAAGTAGTGTTGTAGACTTTAAAGAGTTAGAGTTTGCTAACGGTATCTTTTTTGAAACCGGCGGGACAATAAACGCAACCATAATTTATAACGACCTAGTATAATGATTGAGATTTTTTGTGGTGCTCACGGGATATGCCCAAAGGATAGGCAAGGATGTACACCAATAAGAATAACTTGCGCCTGTGCTTGTGGCAACAAATGTAATTGTGGTTGCCACGAATCAGGGCATAATTTGGATAAAGAACATTTTAACGACCTAACAGGTAAATGGGAAACCTATGGATAATATCTGCACTCTGGTCAGAGACCAGGAACAAAATTATGTAGAAGGCACAACTACTACATCCAAGTATGTGGATTTTGGTATGTATGAGGTGGTAAATACGATTGATGCTTATATGAATAGTGTTCATATAACTGGTCCAACTGATGTACTAGGCAGACCAAAGCCTTTTTTCAACATCGTAGTAGCCGCTAGGAATATTTGGTACAGAGCCACAGACATAGACCGCAAGGATATACGCCTAAGAGTCACCAAATCCTCTGATGTGGTACTTACTTTAGTAGCTAACATCTTACTCAGACAGTGGATGAAGAAGACTCATTTTGGAGCAGTTTTAAACGATTGGGGACGCACTTTAGCAACTTATGGCTCAGCGGTTTTAAAGTTTGTTGAAAAAGACGGAGAGTTGACTGTTTCAGTTATTCCTTGGAATAGATTAGTCCCAGACCCTATTGATTTTGAAAATAACCTAATAATTGAGGTTTTAGAATACACACCGGCTCAGTTAAAGAAACAAAAGGGTTATGACCAAGAAATGGTTAAACAGTTGCTTGAAAGCACCAGTTTAAGAACTGACCTTAACAACCAGACTAAAGACAGTAAGAAGGGATATATAAAAGTCTACGAAGTACACGGCGATATTGAAAAAGCTTACCTTACGGGTAAAGAATCGGACGAAGATGTTTTTAAACAACAGATGCACGCTGTCACTTTCGTTAAAGGCGACTATGACCGCAGTACTCGTTCTTATGAATACGATGATTACACGCTTTATAAAGGACCAGAGAAAAAGAACCCTTACCTTAAAACTGACTTAATAAGCGAAGACGGCAAGACCTTAGCAATGGGTGCAGTACAGAATCTATTTGAAGCCCAATGGATGACAAACCACTCAGTTAAGATGGAAAAAGATGTACTAGACTTAGCTTCTTTACTTATTTTACAGACCGCAGATAAAGGTTTAGTTGGAATGAATGTGCTTACAGGCTTGGTAACGGGCGATATGTTAGTTTACGACGCTCAACAAGACCCGAATGGTATAAGGCAGGTTAATAACGCACACGATATAAGCCAGATAGTGACATTTGGACAGATGTGGCAGTCGCTCGGAAGGGAGATAAATGGTATATCAGAGGCAATGGCTACTGGAGAGGTCAAAGCAGGGTCAGCATGGAGGCAAACAGAAGCCCTCTTGACCGAATCCCACTCTTTATTTGAGATTATGAAAGAAAACAAGGGATTGGCAATTGAGAAAATGCTTAGGGACTACATTATTCCTCACCTTAAGACTAAAATGGACACCGCAGATGAGATTGGTGAAGTTTTACAGGACGCAGAGGTAGCACAATTTGATTCCATTTACATTCCAAACGAAGCTAGACGCAGAAATAACCGCAAGATTAT